TATCGAATATATATTTTCATCAATTGTAAGTTAATTAATAATTATGGCAGCTATAAACGAAATTACAGGTAAAGCAATCAAAACAAGTCCCCAGAATTCAACATATGCTGAAAATTGGGATAAGATTTTCGCTAAAAAATCTTCTAATGAGTGGTTGGAGAAATATTCCAAAGATGTTATCATTCTCGACCCTGATGGGTGGAGACAAAATGATGGCGTTGATATGGAAACTCCTATCAAATGGGCTGATTTTCAGCATCGTCTATCAATGTCGACTATTCAATTTTTTCAAAAAAATAAATGATAGTTGCATATTCTTAAATGTGATATAAGTAATAATATGAAGAATAACATTACCACGCAAGGTTACTTTATTAAAAGATTGAGAGATTCTGGTTTTATTGTTGTAAAACTTTTTGATAAATACGCTCAACATGATCCTAGAAAGTGGACTGTAATGATCGATCCTAGTAATACATCGGTTTTGGTAACATGCTATCAAAATAAAGAATTTAAGGGTGATATTTTATTTGAGATCAATGATGGTGGTAATAAATTTATCAAAAATTATAATCTCAAAACTCAAAGCATGGAGATCATAATCACTACTTTGATTGAAAAAGGTGTTGGACAAGCCCACCAACATTCTGAATACGTCAAAGATAAATAATAATATGGAAACTCCAAATGATGAAAATGATGAAATTTTTGTCGATGAGAAAGTTTTAGATATTTTAAGAGAATCTCTGAAACATAAATTGAAAAAACAGCGAAAATATCCCAAGAAAAATTCAAATAATGCATTAAAAGCTGTAATGCAAGAATTTTTAACATGTGGTAAATTATTAGGATACGATTTGGATGGTAATGTGGTGGAAATAACATTTTTTGCTAATAAAATGGAAGATGCTGCTGTCCAAAATCTTTTTGTTCAAAAATTTGGAGAATTCATGGGTACAAAAATGAATATCGGCGATGATTTTTAATATTTTTAGTAAAAGAATAAAAAAAGGTGACGTATATGCTGTCCAAATTGGTGATTACGTTGGTCAATTCTTCAATTTTATCAAAAAACAAGATGATCAATACGTCTTTCTTTCGACACCAGATATAAAAATTGTAAAAGTTCCTACAAATAAATTTGACTTTGCTATAAACAATGATATTGTCGAATACGTTGAAACACTCCCACGAAATATTTTCAAAGTTGTCAAAGCACAATACGACCAATTATCAAAAACAGATGATGAAAATACCGTCTGATTACGTTGTATCTAAATTTTATGAATTTGGTTACAAGGTAAGCCATAACACGATTAATGGAACGTATCAGTGCTGCTGTCCTATATGTAGGGAAGGTAAAAGCTGGGGTTCTAAGAAGAGATGCTTTTATATTCCTGAGAACGAATTGATTTATTGTCATAACTGTGGTTGGTCGTCTAAGCCATATAAATGGATTAAGGAAGTTTCTGGTATGAGCTTCACTGAAATAGAGGAGGAAATCAAAAAAGGAGACTTCGGTATTCTCGATATCATGGATTTAACCGACGACGAGAAGACTACGACCAAAAACAAATCTCTACCAGAAGATTGTATTAATTTATTTGATGAAATTCAAATAGAATATTATAAAAATAATAAAATTGTGCAAAACGCATTATCTTATTTGAAAAATAGAAGACTCGATACTGCTATCAACAGACCAGATGCGTTGTATATTTCTTTAAAAGACAAAGTACATAATAAAAGATTGGTTATACCGTTTAAAGATGAGGCTAATAATATAATATTCTATCAATCTCGTAAGATAATGGATGACGAGACACCAAATTATCTCTCTAAAGATGGTGGCGATAAGAGTATTTTTGGTATTGAGCGTGTTTCATCTGAACTGGATGATGTTTTCATCACAGAAGGTCCACTTGATGCGTGTTTTATCAAAAATGGCATTGGATTGGGGGGTATCACTAAGACTCTACATACATATACCGCATTACAACGAGGTCAAATGGAGAGCTTGAAGTTTTTTAATAAAATTTGGGTGTTGGATAGTCAATGGTTGGATGATACCGCCAAAGAAAAGACTGAAATGTTGATAAAAGCAGGTGAAACAGTGTTTATCTGGCCCGAATACGATGGAAAACGATTCAAAGACATAAATGAAGTATGCGTGGCATACGATATGAATGAATATCCGATTGAATTGATTAAAAAAAATAGCCACAAGGGACTTGCGGCTACTGTGAATTTGAAATTAATTAAATGATTAATTATTTCGCGGTTTTAGCACCAATAAATGATTGCTTAAGACCTGCCAAGTCGGATGCAATTTTTGTGATACGATCTTGATGTTTTTGTAAATCACCTAAAATTGATTGAGGATTTGCATTTTTGAGGACAATACGAATACTGTTGTTCTGCTCACCGTTAATATAATTAACAAATTTGTCTATATTTCTCGACCATTCGTCTAAAATTCCACCCATTTGCTCATTTTGACGTGCCATAGCATCATCAATATCGTCAAAAGAACCTTCTTCTGGCTCCATATCGATATCATAATCGTCAATACCGACATCGGCATCGCTGATTGTGTTTTCCGCAGCATCTCTTTCCATCGAAGGATCGAAGTCTAGTTCAGGTGCTTCCTTGAGCAATTCGAGAAATTTTGATTTGAATTTATTCGTCATGTTATTATTTAGTGAAAAATAGTTAAATATCTATATGGCAGCTTCAAATTCACCATATTCAACCGCAATAGCATCTGGTGCTATTGATTTCGATTTTGAAAATAGTTTAAATCCATCTCAACAGATGTTGAAATATAAAACGGAAGAAAAAGCTGCGAGAGCGCCCAATATATTACCAGCAGAGTTCGCAGATTTGCCGCAAAATTTGGCAAGTATTGTTGATAATGCTTTCAACGCATCTTCTAAATTGGACAATCTTTTGAAAATGGAACAATTTCAAAAAGATGCTAGTTTGTTGAAACTAAAAGGCAATTTGGAAAAAATGATGATATATTTGATGAAAAATGGTGACAAGATTTTATCTAAACACACCATAGGAGCCAACGACAATTAAAAACTAGGGTATAATTAGGGCATGTTGAAATTATCATCCCTTACAAAAAATATTTGTCTTGGTATTGTAGTATCAGCTGGTGTGGGTTATGGGTTATCTAGCGAATGGCAAGATTTCACTAGATACACTACACTAGCTGCCATTGTTTATGGCTCCGTGTATTACTTTATCAATAATAAAAAATTAACTGATAAAAGAGTCGCTGAATTACAAGACTTATTAGAAAAAAAGAAAACTGATGAACGAGTTGAAATTTTGGAAAATATGCTGCAAGAATCCGATAATGTTATTGGAGAACAGGAAGAAGTTATTAAAGGTTATGAGATGCTACTAGATGATGCATCTGTGAGATTTCCTTGTAATTGTGGTAAAAATGTTTTCGATGGTATTTTCAAACCAGATGAAAATTATATTGTTAATTGTGAAGCATGTAACAATAAATATAGGGTGTCTTTGAAATTAGAAACCGCACTTTTGACAGAGCCTATCGTAGATCTTAACATTGATAAATTAATTAGAGAAAATATAGATGATAACATTTGAAACTAAAAAAGGCATAATAAAAATGACATTAGCAGAATTTTCTAGATGGGTATGCCTACAGGAAGCGCTAATGTTTATACAAGAGAAAGCTGAACAATTGAATATTTCAGCGGAATCTATGATAAAACCAAATGCTCTCGACCAATATATCCAAGAAAGATTCGATTCGGTATATGCCGATGTTCAATATGAATATCGTTTAGGTATTCTCAAATAATTTAGAAACCTCTTTATTTATTTTTTCTCTTTCTTTTGGAGAAATTATTTTAGAAAAGTGTTGTTCTAATTCTTTGGTATCCAAGTTCAACTCCTTAAAACCTATCAGGTAATTTTTAAATCTTTCTTTTAGGTCGTTTGGATAAGTTATTGGGTTTGGTCTACCGAAACGGTGCATCCACCTTAAAAAGGGCAAACAGAGCGTTTTTTTACCGTGTTGTCTGTATTTTTCGTGAATATATCCTTCTTCGATACCAAACCCTCTAAATTCTTTATTGAATCCCAACCAAGAATCTTTTCTACACGAAAAGAATCCCATACCTTGGGATGGTATTTCAAATGGTGGATTGTTTCTGTCGCCCCCTCTTTCATCGGTTTGCCATTGTCCCCACATATATTCACTCCAAGTTGAATCAAAATGTGTTGAATAATTGATAAAGTCATCATAAACAATAGGACCTTGTAATAGATTGCCTTCATCTAATCCCTGATCGTAGAAATCGATTAATTTTTTAATTGCGGTTGGTTCGACAATTACATGTGAATCCATACATAATACATATGGGGTGTCAGCTAATTCGAATACCTTGTTTTTGATGGTTGTTGACTTGTATTTGACAAATGGTAGGTATTGAAACGGTTCTTTTATCCAGTTTGTGAGATTTCTTACGGCTTTTCCATGTTCTGATGATGGATTATTATCAACAATGACGAATTCGATATCATTTAAAATCTCTTGATGATACATTCTTATAGCCTGTATGGTAAAGTATACACCATCATAATCATCATGGGTAGCCATTCCAATTGTCAATTTCCTCATATGAGTAATTACTAATAACCCAATTTATTGCAACCTGTTTCAGGGCATTTCAACAAATTGAAGCTTATAGCAGTAGTATTTGTTGTAGTCGAAGTTGTGCTTGTCGTGCTATTAGTAAAGAAAACCGTATTCAGTCCTACTGATGATGGTATTGTCGGATTTATCAATCTTACAACTGGCGTTGTTACAGTTGTTAAAGATTTTATGAAATCCATATCGATGGATGGTTGTGGGTAAACCACAGGCGCAACAGTAGTGGTCGTTGAAGAAGTTGAAGTGCTGGAGAAATAATCTTGGGTTGGTATGTAAATACCCATTCTGAAACAATCACCATTAAAACAAAGATTGATCTCGCCATTGTTGAACGCATCGATGCTTAACAATGCGCTCTCATAATAATCTGTCTGTGTTCCAAAAGCTACTGCAACTTTATAAGTATCGTTTCCGAAATCGGTTAATACTATCGTTTCTTTTACTTCACTAAATTCATCTAATATTTGAGTTTGATAAATAGTTACTCCTAAATCAGAGCTTACAAACTCTAAGTATGCTAAGTATGGTTCGACACCCAAGCCATAAACAAGGTCGTTGAGTCCTATATAGTCGACCAACCATACTGAAATCATTCTACCAGTGAAATCTATCGCCATAATTTTTAATTAAATTAAAATATCACAACATTGATATTGGTATAGTTCCAAGCCGTTCCCGAATCACTCGCGGTAATTATCAATTCTGTTGATGTTCTGGTATCATTTCCACGAGCAGATACGATAGCATCCCCCCCATTATCTCTACTATCAGTAGCACTTCCAATGAATATATAATTATCTGGCATTGGCCTAGAGAATCTTATTCTAAACCTTCCCGTGGCGAGACGTTCAACCCAAGATACGTTGTAAGATCTATTTATCGTTGCGAAAGTGCTTAATGGGCTTCCTGATGTCGTTACCACCGATGCATTAAAATTAACAAGTGCTTTTGCGGTCATTGGGGACTCATACATCGTAATAGGCGTGACCGCTCTGCCACTATCTATACCAGAATTTGTTTCCGCTTGAGTTGCCAATTCTATGATACCACGTCTAGTGTCTGTTGCTGTTCTGGCTGCGAGCGTTGCTGGGGTTACGGCTTTTTCGGTATTAACACCTGCGTTTGTTTCGGCTTCTGTTGCTAATTGTAATACGCCTTTAATAGCAGTTGTAGCAGAAACAGCTTGTAATTTCGATGGTGTGATGATAGTCGTATTGCTAATCCCTGCTTGTGCTTCCGCAGTGGTGGCTATTTTAGCCAATCCTTTAGATCCTTCAGATGCATCTAGTAACAATGGATCGATCATGTAATCATTATTCGTTACAAGATAAAAAGTATTTGTATCTGGAGTATTTGATAATAGACTCCAATCGGTAGATGATACCGTTACCACATTAAAAATAGAATTTCCACCTCCCGATTGGACAGCATCTGATACTACTCCTCTGCTGGCAATAGCTTCCCAATCCGATAGAGCCGATCCATCGTTTTGTTTCAAACGATATAATATATTCGAATTTGTATTGTATGATAAATCTCCTATTACCGCTGGTGCAAGAGTCGTGATATCAGACGCACTACCTTTGAACAAGTTGCCAACCAATACGCCACCTTGCGTTGAACCATCGCCAACGTATAAACGATTAGTATCCGTGGTAAAACCAGGTTCTCCAGAATTTAATATAATATTCTGGCGTTCCGTATCTGTGCCTTGACGGAATAGAATTTTTATTAGGGTATTGTCAAATATTTGTATGCTCATAATTAATATGCAAAAATTGGAATTGCGAATCTGCCAATTGCTTGACCAGTTTTAGTAACGGAATTTCCTTCGAAGGTGATAAATCCTGCCGATGATAATGTGATATTTACTGTATCTATACCATTAGACGACATAGCATTAAACCTAGTTATCGGTATATTTGGAATACCGCCACTCAGTGTTTGTAGGGGTGTACCATTAAAGATCGATGATAAAGTATTAGTGCGATTTAATATGGTGTTTGTCGAATTACCTGTCAATGTTCCAAAAATAGATCTTTCGACTGATTTTCTGTTATCGATTTCTGACCACGATGCAATGTCAGTGGAAGGCGTTGTTGTTAGTTGATAAAATATTCCATCTATGCTTGCCATATCACCCACTCTTGGAGCACCTAATGAACTATTAATGAGTCCCGTTAATGATGTGAGATCACCTTGTGGGGGGTACACCTTAGTAATAGCATCATAATTTAAATTAAGTTGTCTGCTATTAAATTTGAATTGATCAGTGTTGACCGATAATGTTATAGGATTATCATTACCGCCCACAATACCATCGCCAAACGAAGTATCAGAAATTTCTTTTTTCGTTATAGTGTCGGGATTTAGAGTTATTTTATTAGCAGAAATTCCGAAGAAATTGGTATCAACATTCAATTGTAAAATATTATCTTTAATCATCACACCATTAGAAACAGTGTTTGGATTTATTCTAGATGCTGATAATCCACTCGGCGATATGGTTAATGCTGAAAATTGATCGTAAAAAAATTCATTTGATGTGTTTTGTGCCAATCTTCCCCAATTATTTAAATTTGTATGTGGGGACGCAGTTAACTGATACCAAATATTTCTGATTGATACGATATCACCAACTTCTGAATATAACGCTGTTAAACTATTAACATTGCTTAAAGGTATTGATATTTTATTGGTTGCTGCTACTCCACCCATTGTAGTACCATTACCAACATACAAGCGATTAGTGTCAATAGTATACGCCAATTCACCTTGATCCAAACGAACCAATAATCTTTGGTCGTTCGTTCCTCTTCTAATTTTTATTTTTGATATATAAAATTGCGACATAATATTACACTATTCTTCTCCAAACATATAAGCCAAAGCTTGGTGGTGTATTGTTGTGTGATTGTCCACTGCCAGTGTTTGATGTGAAACCTTGTCTTGCTGCTGCCTCGCCACCCAATCCAAAATCAGTATCAACCGATCCTGCTGCCAACTCCGTGTCAGTGGCGGTATTACCATAAAGGTTTGCATTTGCTCCAAATTGTGTTCTAACACCGTGTAAATGATTGTGTTCTGGTATTTGGTTAGTTGTTAGAGTTACGTCATATTCTCCAGCGTTTTCACCTGCTCCAAATGCTTTTCCTACATTATTTGAATCAGTTCCAGTGCCGACACCTACTAAAAATTTACCACTAGCCACTTGCTCCCATGCAGTGCCTGTAAATCTGGTGCTGGGATTAGTATTATCAAAGCTCAAATATATTGAATTGAGGGGATATAAGTAGTCGATGATCGAATTGTAGCCTTTGACCGTGAATTTATCTGCTTTGACTGTTCCATCAATTGTGATACTAGCACCCGATGCGCCAATGTTTAGCGCTGTTCGATTACCCACTCCATCGAAAACGGGAATATCGACGCTGCTTATCGGCGTGTTTGATGTATGTAAGATACCTTTATAGGTATCTGCGATGAATTGATCTGTGAGATTTGGTAGCATAATATTATTTATTGTTCAGTTACTAAATTGGCAATTAATTTTTCTTGAATTTCCACGATCAATGTGAATATGCGTTGCATAGTGACGGTGTTAACGCTTTCATTACCATTCATGCGTAAATTGTTTAAATCATATTCAATTTTATTTACTTTGTTTAGCAATACATCATCATTTTTTATTCTATATGCATTGATAGCTTTGGTATGCAGTGTTAACATATCTTTAGTCATGTTAAACAATTCTTTATTGAACAGAACTCCGAAAGAATCATTACCACATTTAATATTTTTAAAATATTTTAACGTGTTTCTATCTATAGATGCTTGATAGGTATCTATAATTGGATGTTTCAATGCATACAAACGACCAGAATTATGTAATAGACTATATGTTTTATTACCCCTAGATATTTCTTTAAAATTTATATTTGTGAAATAATTCGAATCGTCCAAATTCCACTTCGACTTGTTTTTATCATATTTTCTGAAAGCAGAACCCCATTTTAATCTTTGTGGATACTTCAACCCAAATTCTCTGAAAGTGCTTGCAGCGTATGACGGATTGGATATAAATCTCGACTCTACTTTATTACGAGTGCATAAAAATACTATATTCGAATCAAAGGATGAAAATTTTAAAGTATACACATCAGATTCTGGTATATCAAAAACAGTGTAATTTTTAAATGTAGATTCAAATTCATAAGGATCGAAAAATGAAAATTGATATTCGTTATTACTATAATGTAGTAGACAAATAGCATCATCAATATTTCTTATATCGATTGCAATCACTTTTTCTATATTATAATCACTTAGAGATATGCCTAAAAGAGCTTGATCATCATTTTTATTATACAATGTCAAAGTGTTCTCGCTTAAATGAGTCCTCAATTTGTTGCCCAGTTTGAAATATTTTTCATTATTTTGATTTATGTTCAAATATAACGAATTGTAAGATGCCGTAACAAGGTTGTATTCTTTTTTAGCGGAACCCCATTTTAATATTGTAGTTTCAACAGGTTTTAGTTTGATACTATCTATCAAAATTAAATTATCACATTCGATAAAATTCAAACCCTCGTAGATTAAAAGTTCGTCATGTATCATCACATACAATTTATTTGCGGTATCATCGTAGTGAATACCATAAACATCTATAGTAAAATTCAACTTTTCGACATTATATATTAAAACTGATGTATCTGTGAAAGATCCTTTTATCAAAATTAAATCTGTCCCAGTAGAGCATAGATATTTGAAAGATTCATCAGATTTTACAACGAAATCTCCATATTTTATACCATCTAGAAAACTCCATTCAGTAGAATTGGAAAATTCTTCGATCTCCACGACAACTTTTTTTCCATTCATGAAATCATCAAATACGCTAGATGCATCACTAGTGGATAATCCATAGAAATGGCAATTATTCTCATCGAAATCCATTATTTGTGGATTTTGTATGAATAAAGACTTGAATACTATTAGATTATTTTTATTGATGATATCGAATATTTTATCCAATTCTGTTTTGTTTAAAACATCAAACGAATTTGAAAAATATGGGTCGATATTTTCAATATTTCCATACTGGTTGTCAAATTCCATTTTACGCAAATAAAAATCGGTGATAAAATTTTCTTTTGGTATTAATAATTCGGAATTTTCATCTAATTTTTTGCCCGTATAAGCATTACCATCAACTACAGTGAAAAAACCAGTGTAATTTATGTCGCTTAATGTAAAAGCTTCACCGTTTGTATATTTGAAGTATGAAATCATTGGAAGTATATAATATTATTTATTTCTGTGGTAACTGGAGCGTAATTCTTACACGTTTCGGTTATGATGCTATTTAATTGCGCTTTAATATCATCGGTCAGAGACATATTTCTTACTAGAATATTGATATGATTGGATTTAAAAGCTTGATTATGGCAAACCGATTGTAGCAAATCAATATCATCCTCACTATTTCTTTGCCCACATGGTAAAGTTATTTCTATAGTGTCTGTTGTGATACTATTGTTGGTGAATGGTAAAATAAGTGATTCGCTAAACGGTATAGATTTTGTATATACGTTGAAAGGTATTCTTTTAGGAGAATCACTAATAAAATTACCAAATAACAATTTTTTATTAACATATTGCATCTTATCGAATTTTATATCTAGCACTGAAGCACCGTTTAAATTGACATAGCCTTCGCCTGTCATAGCATTCAATGAAAATACCAAATAATTATCCTTCAATTTTTTAATGGGTTGATTTGTGAAAAAACCTTTAAACGAAGAATCACTAGGATCGTATAAAATGTATGTGATATCCACCGAATCTGAAAATTTTGTAATTTCGAATCCACCTTGAATATTTCCTCTACCACTTTTGAATATCCATGTTGATAAATCACCATCAAAATTTAAAAATAATGTGAGTTGACCACTTTCATTGACCTTTTCGAAATAATCCAAATTATCAATATCGCAAAAATTGAGCGCATCTCCTAAAAAATCATAATCCGCTATGGATTCAAATGCCCCGATTCTATCATAAATAAACTCATCGTTTGGTTCAATCACCAAGTCGCTTTTTTTATCAAAAACTCCAAAGGATGATAAACTATCTTTAATCGAGGTATTATTTTTTACTAATTGTTCTATTAAATTTTCATATGTTGGATTGAAAGATGCTCTCAATTTCAATGCTTCTGATTTTTCAATAAAATCAGGATAATAATACCTATCCACCCATACTTTAGAATCACCCAAAGGTGAACCAGATAACCAAGTGCATAGATATACCTGACCATCGTTATATCCATTCTCATTATCTAATTTGTAAACTTTATCGGCATAAACAGGGGTATCAAATGAAAAAGCGCCACATTCTATGAATTTTGTGTCGTTTATGTTGATTTTAGCATAAGGCGACATGTCCGAAGGTGCTTTTAGATAGTTTTCACCACTCTGAATAGTATAAGATTTGTTGTAAAATACATAATTGAGTGATAAGGATTCATCTTTTTCGTTTGAAATGTCGTCAAATATTGAGGTGTAATCTCTCATACCATCAATAAAGAATGGTGAAGGCGATGTGGATAATAGAGTATTTCCCGATGTGAAAATATCGTCTTGTGTTAATTGATTTTTTAAAGTTATTAGTTCGATATTATCGGTTTCAGAATGTAAAAGATAGCTATTTTTAATATCTTTTTGTAGCAAATTGTTTGGAACCGTATTACTTTCATTATAGCCCACCAAACTGAAATTTTTAGTATCTTCGATGTTTGCATATAATGGCTTATCAATTTTGATAGGATTATTGTATGCTAAAATTTTAGTATCTTCTACTATTGGTTGTAATGCTAAATTATTACCAGATTTTACCAATAATTTGCAGGTGGGAGTGCTATTTTCAAACAAACACAAAGAATCAGTTGAAGCTGAATAGATATAATTAAACGTGAAACGTTGGAAATTTGCTTTATTACCGTAAAAGGATATTTTTCCAGTGTTATCGAATCCCAAATAATATTTTTTGTAATTATAAACATGGTAGATCTGGCATGTGTTGTCAGCCGCCATATCGACTACAAAATTGGATGCGTTTATAGAATCTGTTACAAAACTATAAGTTCCATACTGATCATAATCAGTAAAAATCAACGATTCGCCCAAAAATCTTTCATCTAATGGGGAAAATTTTAAATAATTTCCTCCAAAATTTAAAGATGTTAAGAGTCCATCAGATTTTATGGGTTTTATGTCGTCTGATAATACATCAGACAATTTGAATTCATCTGTTAGATAGAATGTGGTATAATTTTTATACTTTACGTCTCTAATTTTTGTGAATATATTGTAAAAATTTAAAGCATAACCATCCGAATAATATCTTTTATATTTTTTTAAGACATTATTCTCGACTGAAAACTCTCTGGGTTTACACGATGATAATTTATTTACTGTTACATCCACAATAATATTTAATTGAACGGTGTTTCAAGCTCAATCAAATGACCTTCTTTTTTCGACACTAATTGGTGTATCTTTCTATCTGTTTCTACCACAGTATTTACGAGATACACATCATCTACAGTGTTTTCGTATGTATCATTTGTTATTAAAATGGGGATGGTAAACTTGGAAATATCATTATCACAGTATTTTATGGTGTATATCGCTGTTAAACGTTGTGATAAAGATGTCTCGCTTGGATAATACACATTTGAATACTCATCATAAAAGAAAGATGTGTATCTATTGAAGGTTGTTGTTTTTTTCAAAAAAATATCATTTTCAACTGATAAATTATTACCATCACCCCAATCAATATGTAGAAAAAGTGGTAAACTTTTTTCACTGACACTAGACAAGTCAACATATAACGTAGTTACATCCAAGACTGACAATTCTGGTAGAACCGTGTTGAAGCTCGTATCGTTCGATGATAATAAAATATAAGCGTTGTTCATTTCTGATCGTATTGGTTTAATTTTAACATTTTGAATGGTTTTGATTTGTATTCGATCTCTATAATACTGAAATTATTATCGATATCCTTCAACAAATAAGAAATGTTGAATATATTCTTTCTAGAATTATAAGACAGTTTGGGTTCATCCATACGATTGAAGTTAATATTTTCTATTTGTATATCTGGTATATCAGATACTGTATATTTTGTTATTCTGTGTTGAGATATACTATACTCGTAGACGGACGGTATCACTTTGATGTTTCCGACACTACTTGGTGCGCCTTGTTCCATTACTACAAAATAGATAAAGTCATCTTTTTTGTAGGTGTTGGTTATTTTATTGTAAGAATTCTTATTATAATTGAAAATCATTGTTTGTTCAGTCGGTATCGAAAACACACCGTTTTGATAATTCAATTTTGTGAAAATCAAATTATTTTCCGTCTGAATAATGACCAAATCATTGTGTAAATCAAAATGCTTGACCCCACTAATACATTCATTATATGTTGAGAGTGGTAAAATGTTAGAAAGATATGTTAATTCATCTTCTATTCTAGATACTTCCATAGTATATGAATTCCTGACATAAACACCACCTTTCGATGGATATCTTTCATATAAATTCTTGGTTGGTGTTGACGACAACACGTATACGCTGGTATTAAATACCGTATTATCATAATATGAAACTGGAAGAGATGTTACTTCCACTTCATAATTACTATTGAAAAATGCACCATCAATTTCAAACGATGATAAACCATTTGGCAACACATTCATTGTCATATTGGCAGTGAGAGATGGATATAAAGGATCTAACAATGCTCTTTGTGGTGGATTCAGACGATTAACCCCACCTTCTATCAACCTTGAGTAGTAATATTGACCACCAACTTGATAAGCACTTAAATCAGATGATACCGTATCGGGGTAAAGCGTTCCATTATTTGTGAAAAATATACCATCAAAAGTTTGAAACGCTGGGAAATATTCAGGATCGTAATAAAAATTATCATTTGAGAAATTACCTCCGTATATTTGATAATAACCATTTATTTCGGTAAATCCACTGGTATATGTGCTCAAACCAGACCTAGTTGTAGTATTATAGGTTGTGTCATCGAATGTTGAGTAGTTATAATTGTAACCTTCACTATACAAACGGTCAAAAAACGCATGACCATTTATGATTAAATTATAGTTACTAACAGTTTGATCGACATTTATGGTTTTGGTGAAACTGCCATCATTTATAAACAATCCGAATAAATTGTTGTAAATATCTTTCTTGGAATCTTGAACATATCCACTAGAAAAAATATCATCCAAATATTTTTTATCGTTTGGTTCTATTTTAGATACATAACCATAATATTTTGTATCATTTTTTTTGCTTATTGGTATATTTTTTGATTTACCCGAAGTAAAATTCCGACGAACATAGTCATCGTTGTTCACAAACGTTAAAACATCACCGTTATTACCTCTTATAGTAGGATCGGGAAATAAATAAACAGTATTTGGTTCTAAGTTATCAAAATTGATACTAAAGGTTGTCAATTCTCCATCAATATTGATGATGGAAGTTTTGTGTGGTCGAAAAAATCCTATTTCATCGGGGGTCTCCAATATTTTTTTATCGCTAGATGCAGTGGTGGGATTATCTATGTTGAAAAAATTCGCAGATGGCTTATTAGCTTCGAATAAAAGACCAGAAACATAATCAGTAACAGTCGAACCCGTTGAAAGATAGTAAAAGTCATTGCCGATATACTTTTGAGTCAATTTTCTTTTATTGTCAAATAAATCATTTAGTTCTTTCAACTCGATTTGAGTTGTAGTGAAATCGGAAAATACTTCCGATATTAAGTCCTCGTTATTTTTTAAAAATATATTCAGACCATAATCTAAATCTTTATTATCATAGATTTTATCATTCGGCGCTTGATTGAAATATGATGGATATGAATCATACAATTCCTCTACTTCAACGTCTAGTTCTTGTTTTATGGATTCTATATCAAAAATATAAGAACCTTCTTGTAAACTTTCTAGATAATTGATGATATTGGTTCTCAATTCAGATTTCAAAAGACTCGGTGTTCCCACCATCTTCTTTTTCAAGACCTGATATTTCAATTCTTCACGTTTTTTGTTGTAAAAATTTGTTATTTCTATTAGTTTCTTACTGTAAAACGGTATGGCGACATCTAAATCTAAAGGATCGTCGAAATTTATTTGTGATAAAAACCTTTTTTCATTTTCGTTTGTGAAATTTAAAGAAATGTCTTTTATAAATTCTTTGTATCTATCTACAATAATTTGTTGTGAATCGGAACCTTTTAAATTTTTGATAGAATTCCAAGCTTTCAAATATTCCATGTAGAAAGCTTGAGATGTTTCTGGCGTGACAACATTATCAATATTTTTTATGAAATTTAAAAACGAATAAGGCTCACTAACGTCCAAAGCATATTTTCGGTCTACTTCGGGATTAGTTATAGATTTTGGAACCTTTAGATTTGATATTTCTGCCATTTTTATTATTTAACCAGTGAAAGAGATTGATAAAGAGTATCCCTAAATAAAACATTTATTAAAAAAGCTCTATATTCTGGTATTACAAATTCTTCTGCAATAGCAACACCATTTTCATCCAAAATGGGTTGATTGTTTTCATCTCGAATTGAATTTTCCAAATATAACATGTTCAAGAATATGTCACTATTGTCCAATATCGTGTTATCATACAATGTATTATCGAATCCACTTTCATATTCAAAGAAGATATAATATTTTTCAAAATCGTTATATTGGAAATCACTCGGTAACACCAAATTCCACCCCCAATTTACATTGTAATCAGATAATTTATAATAATTGGTCCCTGTTTCCTCTGTTGGTTGATACGTGTTTAGTAGAGTATATTCATTACTAAATTTTTCCAAGGCTACAATCGGAACACTTGCTGAAATTGTATATGTGTTGGTATCGATTCTGTTGCCCAAATTCTTTCCGTATATATCTTTCGTCGAGAATCCTCTCGGATCAAAATTTTGATTAAATTTGTTCTTAAATCCTAATAATTTATTGTCAGATATCGAAGCAATATCCATGATTCTTTTAATTTTGTCTGGATACGTAAACAATAACGAATCGTAGATATTATTTGGTGTCACACCCATCATTTCCATTTGTGATATCAATGAAGTTAATTCATTTCTATCAACATCTTGGGTGTTACTAACAAAATTAGTGATTTTTTCGTATATTTTCTTACCTAAAGTATCAGAAGACGAATCGATATTACCGAATATTGAACCGATGAAATCATCAAATAGAACATTATCATCTAAAAGAAATTCTTGGAATCTCAAACTTTTAAACATCTCAGTAGCGTCGAAATCTTCATTTTTCTTAGTCACTGTGATGAAATCTTGCGGATAAATGTCGAAAGTATTTGTGGTTCCGCTTATGCTGGATATCGTATTGTTTAAAGATGATACAGATCCAGTCACCGTGATTCTAATGTCGTTTAATTTGTCCGTGCCGTCAAAAATAATAGATTTTCTAATAGAACCATCAAAATTGTTGATATTTCTTATAGTATAATATTCAGGAGGAACCACTTCATTGGAAGACAATACGGTAAATGTTAAATTCGATGCTGATAGCGGTCGAATATTCTTCATTGTGAAGTTCTCAACATCTTTTACTTTGATGACAAAAGGTATCTCGACATTTTTAAATTTTTCTGTGTCTATATCAAATACATTAGATGGATAAAATTCACCATCCATACCATTGGTGGTGATAGAAAATTTAGAAATATCGGTATTTTCGATTATCGATGCTGATAATTCGATTGATAGATTGTTATTATAAATTTCGTTTGCTCTTTTGTCTATGAAAAATTCGATTTGTAACTCATCAATCGTATCATTTTTAAAATATACGCTGTTTTCCCCAGAGAGACCAACATAAAATGCCCCATCATCATTTTTATTGGCGAAAACAATTTGATTGTTAGAAATTTTTGCATATAATGGGGTCTCGCTTAGAGATATCTTGTCGATTTCCACATATTCATTTGATTTTTTAGCATAATTATATTTTTTCTCGAAAAATGAGTAATTATTTTTCAAATGTCTGAACTTATCGGGAGTATCTTGGAAGTAATAACCACTGTCACTATTATACACTCTATAATAGATGTCGCCTTTTTCGGTATTTACAGGATAATAACCTTTGAGAGTTATCGGACCTTCTATCTTACCATTTTTCCATACGATTTGATCATCGTATGCTGGATCATCAAATTCTACGTTGAAAGTATAAGGTAGAAAATTTGCAATATTGATTGTTTTAGATGTTCTTGATAGAATAGCATTGGAAAAACAATCAAAAATAGTCAAACTTGTGTTATATTTACCAGGTTTTTCGTAATATTTTTTTGCTGTAAGTGCTGATGAGTATGTATTGTCGCCAAAATCCCACAAAGCTTTTAGATAAAAGTAATTATCACCAACATTCGGTATGAAAGTTAGGGGGGTCTCCTTCAAAGCATATGTGCTTAATGATGGTTGGTTTCTAAAATCTAGAATATTATATTCCAAGTCTGCTAAATTACTCATCTGAAATCTTTATTTTCTTGTATATTGATTGTGGGTTATAAAAATATGGAAATTTGAAGAACTCAAGTGTCGTCGTTTGATTTATCAACGATTCATCCGAGTTTTCATACACAGGATTCCATGTTATAAAGGAAACACCGTTGAAAATTTGATTTTTATTCACGGTTCTTATAACAGATACTCCCTCTATATTCAAAATATCTGCTGTTAATTGTGCTATATCCAATTTTTGCCCCAATTTGTTATTTGAACTGCTGAAGAATTTCAAAATGAGGTCGCCAATTTTCTTTTTAAGACTTTCGGGATTTATTCTGAAATTATTCGTCCTCACAACTTGCAAATAACTTGTATTGGCGATATTTTTTGTGGGTATACCACCAGTGAATCCAATATCAAAAGCCATATAAACGGGATCTCTTGGAATTACTTCATGACTGATTAATTTTTTATCGGAAGATTTCTCTACGATTAAATTTTTCAAGCTATTAGATAGGAAAGG